AAAGAGATAACATCTGAAGCATCATCAATAGCTTCTTGTGACATAAAAAATGCTTGAGTACTGTCTGTATCTAAATCGTTTTCAGTAAGAACTGAACCCGCAGCATAATCTGTTAATCTTGAGGTTTGAGAAGTTTTTCTTCTAATTTCTATAGAACTAGAGTTAGCGGGTGCTGAGTCAAATGTTAAAGTACTTCCCGCAGAGTTCAAAGTATAAGATGTAGTAGCGACACCGTTGATAGTAACAATCAAATCTGCAGGGTCTCTATATGAATATGGTATAGAGTAAGCAGTTGTATTGCCATTACCTGTATATCTTACAAATGAATTAGCCATTTATTCTCCTTTTCTTCTTCTAATATGGGGTTTTATTATGTAGGGTTTTTGGGAAGTGTTGAACTTCCTATCTTTTTGATTACGTTTTGAATACCTAAAGCATTCTGAAACAGTAATAATTGTGTCAAATCATTGTATTGGGATTGTGAGAACTCATAATCTTTGTCCCACATTGATTTAATTGTGCCACTAGTACCTTTATATAAGTTATTAAATAGTAAAGATACTGTGGGGTTACCTGTAAGTAAATTAGAATCTAGTCCAGTAGAACGATAATGAAAGAACGGGTCAGCACCTATTACACCTAATCCACTGTCAATAAATGCGGGTAGTAATGAAGCAAAGGCTGAACGTTGAAAAGCTGCCTTGGCAATACTCAAAATTATTTCTTCATCAGTTTTACCAAATTTCTTTTCCATAAACTTTTTTCTATCTCTCTTATTCATTAAGATAGCTTGAGCATTCATTTGAGCTGTATATGCTAATCCAGCAAATACCATTGAAGACATAAATCCCATGTAAGCTGTCATGTCATTCATTTTAATACCGTGTAATAAATGTTTACCATAAGCGGTCATCATAAAGCCTCTGAACTGAAACATAATTTTACCAAGTGTTGAATCTGTAAATCCACCAAGAAACATTGTTTCACCAATATCATTTTCTTGAATAGTTCTACGGCCCCATCTGTTAATAGCATAAGCAAATGTTTCTGCTGCCTCTGCGTCATCCCAGTTGTCTGCGTTTAATCTTCTAATTTTTCTTTTTGTTAATGCACCTTCATCAGTAATAGAATGTTTTTTAATTGCATCTAAAATTCTTTTTTGCATTGTTTCTGAAATACCTAAATCTTGGTATCTTTTTTTACTTAAAGCTTTTGCTCCGCCAAAGGCCTCATCTACATATTTTTGAACCATACCTTTTAACGCAATTCTTTTCATCAATGTGTTAACTAGGTTCATACCAGAAATATCTGCTGTAAACCTTCCAACATGGTCAAGACCTCTTTCTATTTCTGAAATTTTCTTTTTACCTACTCTAGAACCAAATTCATCTGTTTGATTAGCTACTTGATTAATTAATCTTTCACTTCCAAAGCCACCAAATAATTCTTCAGCTTCTTTCATAAACTCATCATCAATCTCACCATTTTTCATACGCTTTAATAATTTACGCATTTCAGGTAAATGTTTTATAGTTTGTCTTAATCCTATGTTTGCAGTTAATACACCTATCTCAGCTAACTGAGCAAAACCTACTTGGTTCATAATTCTAGCAAAATTATATTTTCTCATAATTCTTCCAAATGTAGAAAAGTTAGTACTAATATCTTCTAAAGGTCTTCCTATTAAATGGTCAAAGCCACTGTTTAATGCTTTTAATTCATTAATTCTTACTTTGTCATTAGCGTCTACACCCATATCATCATACTGTTTTTCTATTTGTCTCATCATTGCTTTCCAATCAGACGTAGATTTAAAACCTCTTTGGGCCAATGCTATTTGGCCAGTAATGTTGTTAGCGTAGTTTAAGAAAAGAACTTCAGCGTCATTTTCTAAAAAATCAGATATTGACATATTACCGTCAGAATAAGTTTCATCTAATTGTACTCTTCTACTTCTAAATAATGTTGATGTGTTAGGTTTACTAGGAAACATTGCTAATATAATTTCTTCAATAGCACCATTATCTAAATCAGTAGTGTCTTTTAAAATTCTTTGTAAATCTTCTGCTTTAGCAGCAAACAAACTTCCTAAATTAATTTGATTATGTTCATTACCTCTTCTTACAACTCTCATTAAATATTTTGCTAATTTTAAATTTGCTGCATTATCAATACCACCACGCATTGCTCTTGCTAGAAATTCTGCTACAGCAGTCTCACCGTGTTTACCTACCATGTCAGTTAATTTTGCTTTAGAATAAATTCTTGTTAGATAATTTGCATTTTCTATAACTTTATCAGCACCTCTTACTCCAGATGCTTTAGCCATTTCTAACATGTCTTTCATTCTTTCAGCATGTGCTTTGGCCATTGTATTAATTGCAGGACTATCAACTACTTCACCTCTAATTGCTCTAGATAGCATTTCATTAAATTCATTTCTTTTAGAAATACCTTCAAGTCTTAATCTACTATAACCATTCTCTTTTAAAAAATCATCATAGTGTCTGACCCATTCTCTATAATAAAGCATTCTTTGTCTGTTTAATTCAAATTGTTTTACTTGAGACATTGTTTTAGAACGTACCCAGTTTTTACCAACTTTACCTACAGACTCATATAAAATTTCAGAGACACCTCTTACTAGTTTGTTTGCAGACATATCTGTTACACCCGCTCTATCTAATCTAAAGAAACTCCAGAAACCTTCACCCATAAAAGCTTTTGATGTTTCTTCTGAGTCTAATAATTGTTTTGCCATATATTTACTATAGACAAAACTTTTAGCGTCCATTTCACTGTCACCAGTGTGTTTCAATGTTGCTTCTTCTATTTTACATTCAGCCATTTAATTCCTTTATTTACATTTGTAGACTTTGCCATCTTTAGTAACGATGTATTCATCTTTACCATTAGGCATTCTAATTTCTATATTACCGTCTGCTCTAAGAGTTGTTCTTTCAACTAAAGTTAACTCGTACTCATTAGCAATTTTGTCAAAATTATCTTGTTCAGTTCTATTTAATTTTTCATATCTTTTGTTACCTTTAGTCGTAAATTCTAAACCACTTTCGACAACATCTTGTCCTTCTTTAACTTTTACAAAATCATCTACTGCTTTAATCATTGCAGCTTCGTCATCATCAATTCTATTAGTTGCTCTAAGACTTCTTAAAGTTCCACCTAAAACAAAACCTGCACCCGCAGCAATCAAAACTTCTCTCACACCTAGTGTTGGGTTTTGACTTGCCAACGTCATTTCAATCATAGCATTAGTTGACCCTGCCGCTAATCCACCTCTAACTATTCTTGTAAGTCTTGAAGCTTTGTTCATAATAATTGCGGGAGCCATTACACCGTCTGTTGCTATTGCTAGTGTCCAAGCTGCGGGGTCTAATATTGCCGCTAACAATCTAGCTGTTACACCTGTAACCATTCCTTTAGCATTTATGATTGCTGTCTTTTCTTGTACATCTAAAATTTTAGCTTTAGTTCTTCTTAATACTGGAAGAGAATCTGTTATTTCAAAAGCATCTAAAAATTCTGGGTTAACACCTTTTTTTAATTCATCCCAAGTTTCTTTATCTGGGACAATGTCATTAATTTCAAAATTATAATTCGGTCTTAAATCCTCACCATTACCATATTTTGTTAACCATGATGTCATCCATTCCTGGTCTATTACTGCACCTGCTATTTGACCATAAGAAGTGTTATCTGCAATAGCGTCATTAATTTCTTTGTTTTTCTTATCAAGATTAAACTGTTCTTGTTCTGATAATGGTTGGGGAATACTTCCTAGGGGTTCTAGAAATTGTGGGTTCTCATGTCCTTCTAAATAATTAGTTTCTTCTATTTCTTTATTTTGTTTTTCAATTTTCTTTTTAATCTCATCTGCATTATTTAAAATAAATTGTTCTTCGTTATTTCTAAATGCTTGTATTGAGTCCCATTTAGGGTCTTTTAATTCATCAAACTTTTCACCTAGTAAGTCATCATCTTTAGATAAATCAAAAGTTTCTATAGGTTGTTTTGTAATTTCTTCTACAGTGTTGACTACATTATCAACTGTATCATCTGCTGTTCCACTTAAACTTTCTTGTACAATGTCAAAAGCTTTTTGAGCTTCTGAACTCATGTAACTTGTTATTTTATCAGTTTTTTTTAGCGAAGCAGAGTGCATAGCTGCACTTGTATTAACGACAAAAGGCTCACCGTTATCATAAGAATATGTAACAGCAGTTTTCTTACCGTCTACTATAGAGTCTCCTGTACTAAAATCTGTAATTTGACTAAATCCTAAATCTTGTGCTGCCGTGTTATAATTTCTA